ACACACCAACGAGGTAGAAGATGGGCATAGTCGACTCAATGCACGGAAGTGCAAACAAGCCGCCTAGACCGCGTTTCAGGTCTAAAGGTGGATTTTCTTCAATTGCGGGAGGCAATATCACTGTGGATGGAACCTGTTCCTCTGGAACAGTCAACACCGCTTATGGTAGTGTCGCACGCAACGGAGAATTCACTGAAACCTGGGATTTGGTTACTCCCAATTTCTTCAAGCGTAGTGCTCGGGGCGAGATCATTTCAAACCCTTTCAGGAAGCGGACGACGTTCTTAACGAGTTCTGGAGATTTCTTCCAGATTCGTTATACAGTGCCGTCCTGTTCTTCTCCTGTTAAGAATGCTACTGTCGACTTCTATGGTCCTCAGGCGTTAGGTCGTCTTCATGACGACTTCGCGTTTGAGCCTACAGTCGGCTCCTTAGTCTCAGACTCAGATATTAAGTCTGCGACGATCGTTGCCGCAACAAAAGCTTGGGAAAAGTCTAACGCCCACGACGCCGATATTTTAATCGACGTAGCGGAATTTAGTAAGACTCTCAGAATGCTTAGGGATCCAATCCAGTTAAGTAGTGCCTTTCTCAAGAAAATACAACTTGGGAAACGAGGCATTAAAACTCTGGACGTGAACGACGCAGTCGCCTATGCTAATGGTTTGTGGCTACAGTATCGCTACGGGATTCGTCCCTTGGTGTCCACTGTAAATGGTGTAGTCAAGGCGCTTTTAAGGACCTATGCTCCAAAGAGGCAGACGTATAGGGGTAAAGATAATTCCCTAAAATCTGTCTCCCAAAGCACGGGAACTTGCTCCGTGGGAACAGTTGTCCCCTTCGATTATGCTGTGACTCAGACTGATGAAGTATCTATCAGGACTGGGTTGCTCCTCGAAGATGACGTGGTGTTCACACAAGCTCTTGGGATAGACGCAAGCGGAATGCTTGCTTTACCTTGGGAACTTGTACCTTTCAGTTTTGTTGCTGATTGGTTCGTGAACGTCGGAGATTTCCTCGGAGCATTAGCGCCGTTTTTGACACGAACTCCTTTGTCTAGCTGGACCACAACGAAACGAACCCAATCTTATACTTTTTCAGTGATTGGGAACGCGACGCCGAATCCAGCCGTCATGACATTGCTGAGGACGCCAGTAGAAAACCGAAGTAAAATCGTTGAAGAAACGATTAGACAACCGGGCCTACTGATACCCTCTCTAACGTGGAAGCCTAGAGCACTTACGTCGGTCTATAATGACCTTCGCGTGGTCGACTCTTTTGCGTTATTGCACCAACAGTTCTTGAAAGCCTTCAGGCCCTAATCGGGGCTTGGGTTTAGAGGACTTGTTCCAATTACTTGGAGTAACTCCAATGGCTTTAACTGTCAATGCAAAGACGTTCACGGCTGATAAATTCAGTCCAGACAACATCGGTTATTTTGGCCCGGCCCACACCGCCAGCGTGAAGGATGATATCCAACTCGCCAGGGTGTCGGCCAAACCTACGACGTTGTTTAGTGGCGTTGCTCGCTCTTCTTCCAAGCTTACTAGGACGCTCACGCTAACTGGCTCGCTTACCCCTACCGGGGAAGCGATTGTCCAAATCAGTGTGAGTATACCCGTCGGCGCGGCAGGAGCGGATGTCGACAGTATGCTGAACGACCTGGGCAGTTATCTGTCCGGGGCAAGTGCGAAACTCGTCGCCAAGAACCAGCAAATCTCCTTCTAGTTGCGCTGGCTGTTCCCGCCTGAGGAGGTGGGCACAGTCAGTTGGCTTGAATCGCTGGAGGCTTATGGAGATTATGTTCTGTTTGGCCGTGTTTGCGATGTTGTTGTATGTCGCATACATAGCCTTTAGAGCATTAGTCTTCTTGTCTCTTTACGATCTCTTGCCAGCAACTTTTAGGAAGTAAACTGGTTTACGGTGATTACGTAAGCACTTTCCGCCTCTGTGTAGTAATTCTTCAACAGAGGAACGTTCTTCGAATCGTGAAATACGACTCGTAACTTCTACTATTAGGAGTATGTAATGTACCCCAAGAAGAGCGTACTGAAACGTAAGGTTCAGAAGCTTGACCTTCAACTTGGAAAGGACCACTGGTATAACTATCAGAGGTTCATGGCCAAGGTGTTGGAGGATTTCCCGGACGAGGTGAAACACGTTGTTCTTGGGCATTTACGCTCAAGAAACTTCGAAAAACTACTCGAATGGGCTGACCAGTTCGCAGATACCTCTCACGAGGGATATGCGTCCACCCATGCAGATAAATCGCATATGGGCGTTGAACTTTATCGTTCAACGAGTCAGTTGGTTGCACTTATTAAGAAGTATCCCTTCCCCGCAGATCACCTTAAGCAAAGTGCCAAGGAGTCTGCTTGGGAGAAGTTCTTACACGCAGAAAAACGCTGTAAGAGATACAACCTAAAGTTCCGATCTCTTGAAACTAAGACTTGGGACACTCATAATGACATCTGTTTTCGGATGTCGAACTTTATTTCTCATGTGATCGGATTCACACCCGATTACGAGAAAATATATGAGTTGTGCAACTTTGGTCCTGGGGCGTCAATCGGTATACATGGTAACTCCACCAATCTGGGTAAGAAATTACTCTCAGACGAGTGGACATGCACGCCGAGTGCCCTTCCTTTTGCCTTAACCGCCCTTGCACGCGATCAACACGTCTGGGAACTATTAATCCCCAAACGGGCTGGTTATACATGCTTGGATCCAAAGGCATTCCGTGAGGAATTCCTAAAGAAGGTGAGGCTGGTACAACATAACAAAATTGTTTTCGTGCCAAAGACTACTTTGGTTGATAGAACCATTGCGGTCGAACCGTTGTTAAATGGGTACCTTCAGAAGGGTGTTGACGTTTTTATGCGTCAACGCTTGAAGAAGGTTCGTGTTTACCTCTCAAAACAAGAGAGAAATGCACACTTTGCGTACTTGGGTAGTTTACCCGAGCAAGCTGACCCGTTTGTAACCATAGATCTCAGTTCCGCCTCTGATAGTATTTCTACAGAGATGGTTCGGAGACTTCTGCCTTTCGATTGGTTCATTTTTATGAACCAGCTTAGGGCGAAAAGTTACACTACTAATGATAAGGAATTTACCCCCTATCAAAAGTTTGTGTCTATGGGCAATGGCTTTTGCTTCCCTTTAGAATCGCTTATCTTTGCGTCTGTCTGCTCCCTTTACGCGGAGCCCGGCGACTTTCGAGTCTACGGTGACGATATAATAGTCAGACAGTCCATAGCTAAACAGGTTTTGCAAACCCTGTGGTGGCTAGGATTCAGACATAATCCAAAGAAGACCTTTATTTCAGGGCCTTTTAAGGAGTCTTGTGGAGCAGATTGGCTGGAAGGGCATGATGTTCGCCCGTTAACGCTTGATCACCCGTTCGATTCTTTGAGCGAAGTGATTAAGTTCTACAACTTGTCTCTCCAAAAGGACTTTTGGTCCTCTAGGTTTGAAGGGGCGCGTGAATTCCTCTTCAATTTGGTACCTCCTGAACTCCGGATGTGTCGCCCTTATAAAGGCAGCATATTCGGTGCTTTTGAGGTGCCGCTAGACAAGTTCCAGGGATCACCATTTTCTGTCTGGGATCGAAATACCCAGGCTTGGATGTGGTTAGAACTGGACATGGTCGGTCGTCCCGATAGGGACTTCGATCATGCTGCTGAACGGTTTCACACCGTGTTAACAATGGCCGCTGTGAGGGGTTTACCCTCTCATAAGCCGTTTTCCAAACGTCGTGAGACGTCACGAACCATACGAGTAAAATCGTATGCGGGAGCCGAATCAACATGGCTTCCGCCAACGCCAAGATTGTAATAACC